GTTGAAAGGATGCGAATTGCCTCAAAGTAACCTTCTCTTCGGGCGTTGAGAGTCGCGTTCCAATCAATAAAATCAACATTCGGAGGGGGTAAAGTTGCGGATGGGATGCCTAAATTTAATAGAACTCGGATCAAAGATTCACCAGCTTCTGACTTGCGGAAAGCTTTCCAAGCATTCTTAAGATCGGTTCGTTTGTTCCAATCGTTTAACGTCATGCTTTTGGTGCGTTGGGGGTATTCATCGCAGCACGAAGATTAGCTGCGGCTTGCGCGTCTTGTAAAGCTAATTTTTGTTTTAATTCCGCTTCTTTAAACCTTGCATCAAGCTGTGCTCTCTCTTGTTTGAGTTGCATGTCCAGTTGATGCTCCTGCATTTTCATCTGCATTTGAGGTGAAATACCCTGTACTTGACCCTGCTCTAAAGCGGCTTGCTGTTGCTGTTCGTTGGCCGCTCGGATATCCTGCTCGACGTCCCTCTGTAAATTCACAACAGCCTCGCGTAAAAGATTCATGGCGAGTTTGGCCTGGCCTATTTCCTGTTGTTTTGTTTTATCGTCTACAATTCTAACGAGGTGCTCATTGGAATGTTCATATACCATCGTTAAAAACATCATGGTTGCTTGTTTGTCTTGAATTTCGCCATTCTGAACGGCCTCGACAATCGGCTGTGTTTCTCTCAAGTGAACAGCTAAATGAATTCCGTGATTCTCATTCGGCATAACAGTAACGCGTCTTCCGGCTTGCATTGCTCCGTTCTCCAATTCCGCAATTTTAGCATCGGCTGGAATACGATTTTTAACATTAGGGTTGGGGAGATAGCGGTCAACCTGATCATATCCAACACGCGCCGCTACTCTGTCTCTAATTGCATTTATCTGTCCAAGCTCATCAAATCTAGGTAACATCTGCATGAACTCGTTGAAGGCGGACAACCTAGCGGCTGGAGATCCGAGGCCGACTGCCCTTACCGGGTCAACATCATAAACTGCTTTAACGGCTTCCCAAGGAACTGCACGTTCTTCAAGCCTCTGGCGGAATTTTTTAGCTTCGGCGGCCCCTTCTTCTCCCGGAACCCATGTATCACGCTGTAGCCTTCTGAATTGTTCTCGTAATAAACGTCCCCACGGAACATAGAACAGATTCATCGAGTTCGTGGTAAGTATTGCCTCGTTGGCGACCTGGGCTTCTACTTCGGTCGCCGTGCGAGGATTTCCCGAATAATCGTTCATTTGTGTACGGTAAGAGCCGGTATTACTTTGTCGTACCATCGCCATTTCATTCACGATCGGCTGTACATTAGCGGCTAAATTCGGGTACTGAGTCTGAACAACATTTAATCCTGGTGGCAAAAATGAAAGAGGTCCAGAATAAGCCATCGTCATTCTGGATACATCTTCTGCGCTCTGGGGTTGCAACAGAACTGAGGTCTGCAACATGGCTCCATCGGCCATGGCGCAACGCAAACGATTAGTCATTTGAATGTGTGGAAAAATCTTATACCCTAAACCACGAATCGAATGGTAGAGCCCATTTCCAACTCCATATGTGAAGATATGAAAAGCTTCTGAAGCAGATTTAAACCTATGGAGTTTTTTAAATAAGAAATCACCGGAACCATCGCGGAGTCCAATGGCGTGGGAATAAGTTCCATCAAATTCTCTTACGTAATAGTGAATTACATGGACTTCTTTTGCTCGAACGTGAGCAAAATAAAGATCGTTTGACTTTAATTGTCTTTGCAGTTCTTCCCAGTTAAGACCGTCGGTGGGGAAAGTCGTGGTAGCATTGCGTATAGCAGTCCTTACTGCGTCCACATTCCAACCGGCTTGTTCTGCAATTTTCGGATTTTCGATGTATTGGTAAAGTTCGTGAACTAAATAGATTCTTCGAATAGCGGCAAATTCTACTTTATCCTCCGTGGCGGGGGTTCCACGGGGAATGAAGAAATCTCCAATTGGGCAAACGGTCCACTGCCAGTTGCGCTCGTCTTCAAAGTAAGCAATACCTAAACCTTGAGACACGAAGTAATAAGAAAGCAACTGCTGTTTAAAGTAAAAGCTGGGCCAATCTTTTGTAACGAGGCGTGTGAACTCTTCTGCAATTATCGCTGCGTACTCTTCGCGCTGGCTTTCGTCGCCAAATCTAGTTTTGACATTAACAAGTCTATCAACAGAAGTGACCAAATCATTGTAGGAAGTAAGGGCTTTTTCAAGATCTGCCCCGGCTTCACCAAAGTTTAAATTGGCGCGGTAGCTTTGACCCAATCTACGGAGAACGACAGGATCATAAGGAGCGGCGCCATCAAACATGTCCATGATACGGGCCCGATCGCGAGCTCCTTGTTCGTCTGCCAAGTATAACGATTGATAAATAGAAAAAAGTCCATTCTGGTCGGTAATCCTAGTTTTTGGTGCTTTTCCGGTGTCCGATAGCGTTTTGAGGTCATCATCCGGAACAGAGGTCGTATTGTATTGGGGTTGCACAAGTCTGAGTAGTATGGGGGAAGCCAATATTCCTGTCAATCATCCTTTTCAGGAAGTAAGGAAGGAAGACTCGGATATAGCTTCGTCTAGCTTTCTGGCCTGGGTCTGCCAAGAAGACCTGAGTTTACCGCCAACAAGTGAGCCCGCCGTTATCCCAAGTTTTTGTCTGGCTAAATCGAGGCCAAGAAAAAATGCGTCAGCTAAGTCGGGTGACTTTCCGAGGCGCAATTTATAGTCTCTTTTGGGCTCAACTGTAACCTTTCCCCCGGATGTAGTGCTGTATTTCCTTCCTGTCATCTCCTTTGCCAGATCTGGCACAATCCCCCTCAACTGCCCTGATCTCATGTACTCTACCCCAGAAAACCAAAGCTCAGTAACACGATTGGTATACTTATCGAGGCCACGAATAGGGTTGGTTATACTAACTGGAAGAGTTGAGGCTTTCTCGCCAAACTTAATTCGCAAAATTCGATTAGACCATATTTCAGATAAAATATCGCAAAACGGATCTCCTGCTCCAGTAGCGTCGACAGCCAATCTTTCGGGCGGAACTCCGGACTCTTGGCATATACGCATAACTTCTTTAGCGATTTGGAAATTGCGGGGCTCTGGTTTAGTTACGTCTTCTCGTAGGTTATGAAACTTGTGGAGTGCGACAGCTGGTCCCGACTCTTCGCTTTGACCGTATTTAAGAATAGCCAATACGGATCTATCTCCGCCATTCGTGAACGCAGGGTCAAATCCGGCCAGGTAAAGGGGAGGTTGAGACCATCTTGGCTCTTTAGTGACATCATATTTTCTAAAATCGGCTTCTGAATAGATACCTTCCTCCGCCCCAACTGGGGCCGGAAAACTCCGTATAAACCTCCAAAAGGACAGGGAATTCTCGCCTTCGTTATCAATTGCATATCTAACTTGCTTGGAAGTAAGTAGAAAAGGCCATTTATCATTGTGCTCAATGTTTGGTGTTTTTAATCCGTCAAGGTGAATACACTTACCCGTTTTTGTTTCCCATTCCTCCGCATCAACTGTAATTGAATTCCATCCATCTTTGGGTGTGGAGAAAACCCCAAACGGATCATATTGAGAGTTGAAGTTCCCCAAAGCAACGCATTGGAACTGCGGGTTTGCGTTCAAGTTTGAAATAGCTTCAAAGACTGAATTAGTAACGTCCGTCGCTTCGTCGATAATCAAGAACACTCTCTTGTTCTTCAGTCCGATAAGTTTTGCCGTGGCTTCCTTCTCCTTGTCTGGGCTTGATGGAACCAAGGTAATTGAAGAACGGTCTGATGCTTCGCCCGATTCGGACACGTCCAGAACAATCTTACCCATCGAGTCAACTAACTTGCCCGGTAATCCTGGAACTTGCATATACCGCTCACGAATCGATCCCCACAAACGTTTACGGGCTTCTCGAACGCTGGTTGTGGTGACAAGAACCAATGTTTCGTGGGGAGCGCAAAGCCAATTTACCAAGCCCCACATTGCCATAGTAGAAGTCTTAGCCGAGGACTTCGGACCGGAAATAGCTAAATAGTTTTCTTCACAGGCTCGCTCAATCATCCAGTCGGCCCAAGGATGCCAGTAGAAACCATTCTTATTTTTGGTCTTATGGTAAGGCCAAAGGATATTAACTACATTCTTAAAGTGCTGGGCTTTGCCCAAACCTCCGTCCTCAGGCTTCAATCCCATTTTGAAAGCCAATAACTCAATGTCGAGGTCTCCAGCTCCATCTGGCCAGGACTTTCCATATTTTTCTATAGGCAAG